AGGACTATAAGAACAAAATAACCGGGAGGCTCACAGGCACGTACATCCGCGCCCTGGGGCGGGACACGAAGACCATAGACGGGTTCAGGCCGTACCTGGGCATCGTGGACGAGTACCACGCGCACAAGGATAACCAGATGTACAAGCTGCTGAAAGGCGGCACGAGGAAGATGAGGCAGTCGCTGGTCTCGGTCATCACCACGGCGGGCTTCAACCTGAACGGGCCCTGCTATGAGCTGTACAGATACTGCCAGAGGGTGCTGCGGGGGATTGACAGGAACGAGCGGCAGTTTGTCTACATAGCCCAGATGGATGGGAAGGATGACATCTGGGACCCGAAGAACTGGATAAAATGCTGCCCGCTGACTGGGCATGACCCAGAACTGCTCACACAGATGCAGGAGGACGCGGCGAAGGCGCGTTCCATGGGCGGCGCTGAGCTGCGTGACTTCATGACCAAATCGCTGGACATATGGGTGACAGGCCAGAAGGCCAAATTCATTGACCTGGCAGACTGGGAAAAGTGCGCATGCCAGAAGACACTTAAGGACTTCCGGGGCCAGAGGGCAGTATGCGGGCTTGACCTGTCCAGCGGGGGCGACCTCACATCGCTTGCCCTGGAGTTCCCTTATGAGGACAGGGGAACGGGCGATAAGAAATATTACCTATATTCCCATTCGTTCATGCCAAGGCAGCGCATGCAGGAGCACATGGAGCAGGAGGACAATGCGCCGTATGTCATCTGGGAGCAGGAGGGGCTGCTCACGGTGACGTCGGCGGCATCGGGCATCAAGACGGACTATAAGGCAATACTGGCGCACCTGCACGGGCTGGTCAGCACGTACGGGATAGACCTGACGGCAATCGCATACGACCCGCACAATGCGAGCGCATTCCTGGCAGACCTTGAGGACTTCGGGTGCGACCTGGTGGAAATTAAGCAGAGCGCAAGGAGCCTCAATGACGCGACCGTGGACTTCCAGCTGGAGGTGAAGGCGCACAATATTGGGTATGACGGGCGCAACAGGCTGCTGACAAGGTCCATGAACGACGCCATCCTATCAGCGCCGAACAGCTTCGGAGAAATTAAGATAGATAAGATGTCACAGAAGGACAGGATAGACCCATGCGACGCGGCCATCTGCGCCCACAAGGTGGCGATGGGCGTGGAGGTGGACGGGATAACGACAGACCAGAGCGTGGAGGCATACCTGGAAATGTTTGGGAAGGAGGATGGCGTAGGCGGCAGATGAAGGCATTTGACAGGATAAGGGAGGTTTTTGACAGGGCCATAAGGCCGGCGGCGGGCGCAGAGGACGAGCGGCTGCTGGAATGGCTGGGGATACCAGG